GAGATAGCGCGTATAGGGCGACTTGCCGTTCATGGCACGGGAAACCATGTTCTGCTCGACCTGCCGGACGATGACCGCGATCTGCCTGCCGTCCAGCTCGCCGTTCTGCGCGTCTGCGGTCACGCCGCCAGAGGTCTGGTCGTTGATGACAAGCGTCACAGACATGCTTGAAGGATTGGAAGAGCCATCCGTTCTGACGCCAAGATGACCAGACGCGGTGCGCGTCAGCGGCATGACGGCTTCAGGCCCAGCTTCGCCCATGACGCCGCCCTTGGCAAATTTTGTGATCTGGGAGCCGTAGGAGAACAGAGTGGGGCGGGTGACGATCTGGTTAGCGTAGCCGTGAAGACCCGTGAAGACGTCGCCGAGTGCATGCCCGTGGCGCATAAGTCCCAGCGATGCGCTCTCAGAAGCTCCTGTCCCGGAAAAATTCATGCCCTTGCCAGTTACCGCGCTAGACCCGACAAAACTGAACGCCGTGCCTATCATGCTGAAAATCTGGCTCATCACGGCCTTGGCGACCATCTGGTTGATCATGTTGATCCACGAGCGAAGCAGATCATCCATACTCAGCTTGCCGGAAGAAACAAAGTTGGAGAAGCCTTCTGACAGGATGTCGTATGTCTGCGTCATGGACTGCTCCATGATCTGCGCGGCATTCATGCTGTCCTTGGCGATGCTGTTGAAGCCTCTCCTGATCCCGGACATCGGATCGGTGGCATTTTGCAAATGCTGCATTTCACGCCAGCGTTCAACAACTTCCGGCGGGAAGGAGTTCATCATTTTCTCCGCCTGAATGTCGATAAGCTGGTTCTGCAGCTCCAGCACCTTGGTTTTGTCGGCATCAAAGACGGCGATTTCTTCGTAAACCGGGATCAGCTTCTGGAGATACTGCTCTTCCCTGTTGTTCTCCAGCGCCTTCCTGTACGCCTCCATCTTGGCTGTATAGTCCACCGTGGCGAGGCCAAGCTCCTTGGCGGCAGCATTCATGCCGTCGAACTGCGCCTGCTGGGCCTTCAGTTTCTCCTCGATGTCGATGTCGGCAAGCGCCCGCTCGTTGCCGACAAGCTGGTACATGGTCTTGTCGAATTCGTGGAGAGAATGGACATTAAAGGCTTCGTAGTAGTCCTTCTTGAGCTGCTGGATGTTGTGCTTGCTGCCGACAAGCTGCTTGTTCATGTCGGCGAACTTCTTGTCGAGCGTAACGAGGTCAACCTCGCCCTGAAGCTTCGCAATTTCCTTGCGGAAGCCCTCATACGCCGAATCGTATTTTTCGGCGGTGTTGTCCACGCGCTTGGAGCCGCCGCCCTTCTTGCCTCCGCCACGGGCCTTCTTCGCAGCGTCCTGAATCTCCTTCCTGCGGCGGTCGTTCTCATGCATGAGATCCCATTGGCGCTTGCGGGCTTCCTTAGAAGCAACGCCCTTGCCGGAACCCGTGTCCTGAAACTGGTTGATGGCGTACCAGCTTTCAAAGTCTCCCTTGTCGTAGGCCGCCTTCGCTTCCGTTCCGAGAAGCGCCTTTTCCGCGCCAGAGATCGCGGCTGCAGACGCCGCGACATTCATAGTCTCGATGGCCTGTGCCTGCACAGCTTGCAGCTGTCCAACGATCTGGCCTATCTGCTCCGCCGTCCATCCTGCCGCTTTCGCGGCCTGCTCGAACACGGCGATCATGGCGTTAAACGCGGCAGGAGACCCTCCAGCGGCGGCCGAGGCGTTAAATATCGCCTGCGCCAGCTTTTCTTGCCATTCGTTAAGCACCTGAGTCTGCGCGGTTACCTGAGACTGCGCCTTCTCCAGCTCCTGCTTGCTGGCGTACCCCTGCTCTTCGCGGACGCTTACCGACTTCAATATCTGCTCGTATTCGGCATGCTTCTCATACGCGCCGTCAAGCCTGTTCGTGAGGTTGACGATGCTGTCGGAATACTGCCCGCAGGAAGCGATGACAGAATCAAACTGGAGATTTTCGCCAGCATTCCCCATCTGCTTGGCGACTTTGCTGAAATTTTCAAGCTCTTTAGCGGCCTTGCCAATGGCGCTTGATGACGCAGATTTTTCCAGTTTCTCAAACATCTTGCCAGTAGCCTTGTCCATCTCAAGGCCAAGAGCCTTGGCCGCGCTTGTGGAATCAGCGGCAAACGTAGCAAGATGCTTTGATATGTTGTCAAATGCAGTGCCAGCAGCCTCGTCCATAGCCTTGAAGGCGGCTTCAAACTTGCTGACCATTTCATCGGTAGCGCCAGCTGCACGAAGCTTTTCCTCGACCTTATCCCAAGTAACGGCGATGTCTTTCTGCACCTTGAGGAAGCCTTCCGGCTGCTTGGCGTCAAACGCCTGCTGCGAAGCCTGCTGCATTTCCCGCAGGCGGGATGTTGCATCGCCGTATGCCTCAGACAGCTTGGCGACATTCTCTACATCCTTCTCACTGGAGAAAAAGCTTTTTTCCGCAACCTCTCTTTTTTTAGACAATTCCTTGGTTACATCCAAGCCAAGAGAATCCATTCCAAGATCGAACTTTGCAAACTGCTTTCTAGTATCTTCTAACAGAAGCTTCCGCGTTTCTTCCGGCGTAAACTGTGACTGCTTGTCGGCGGCGGCGGTTCTGGCACGGGAACGGATAATATCCCGCAAGCTTTCCCCGCCCTGCTCAAAGGCGTTCTTGTCTTCGGTGGATTCAAGCAGCTTTTCAACGCCAAACACCGTGCCTGCGGTGAGGAGGCCAGCAATGAGCGGGTTCTTCATCAGCGCACCAGCCGCCTTGCCGAGCATGCCCATCCGTGTCACAGCAGTAGCTGTAGATGCACTGAATCCAGTCATTGCCGTGCCTGCGGACTTGAACGTCATGGCAAGCGAAGAAAAGACGGTGTTTAGCTTTCCACCGGGCGTAAGAGACGAAGCTATCCATGCGGCAAGCATCATGTGCATCAGCGTGCCGATTTCATCGGAAAACTTGGCAATGGCGCTGGTAGCGCCTTTGAACACGTCGTTAAACGACCGCGCCCACCCAGCAAGCTTTCCGGTGTCGGTCATTTCTTTCTGGAAATTTGCCCACGTGTTGCCGATGCGGGCCAGCTCCGCCTGAAGCGTATGGGAAGCCTGCGCCGCGCCTGCCGCATACCGTTCGTTGACGGCGCGGGCAAACGTCAGAAAATGCTCCAGAGTGACGGCGCCAGCCTGCAGCATCTTGTCCAGTTCCTGCGTGGAGACGCCGATGGACGACGCAAACAAATTGACGGCACCCGGCATTCTTTCAGCCAGCTGCTGCCTTAATTCTTCGGCGGACACCTTGCCTTTCGAGATCATCTGGGAAACGGCGAGGAAGACGCCTTTTGTCTCGTCGCCAGTAAGCTTCATCGCCGCCGACATGTTTGAGAACGCCTTGAAGACCATATTCGCTTCAGCTTCAATGGGCGTTCCCTGCGCGGCCGCAAATAGCTTTTTGGCGCCCTCGGCAGTATCGAGGAAAGACAGGCCAAGCTCGTCGGACACCTGCCTCACGAACTCTAGCTTCTTCTGCGCCATGTCGGTGGTGCCGTAAATGGCCTTGAACGCGACTTCCACGTTCTCCAGCGCCATTGCGGTCTTCACAAAGTCCTGCGCGGTATGGACGAAGCCGAAAGTCACCCATACCTGTGCATAGCCGATCAAAGCCTTAAAGGCGTTAGAAGAATGGTCAAGCTCGTCCCGCATGCGCCGGATCTGGGCGGCTGAAGCCCCGCACGCCTGCGCTATCTGACGGATCTCTGCTGGGCGGGGGAGGCGGCCGTTCAGTTCCTGAAATGCGTTGACGGCGTTTCTAGCCGTGTCGCGGGCCTCGAACTGCGCGAAGCTCGTCCTGCCCCGTCCGGCCTGCGCCACAAGAGAGTCGTAGCGTTCGCGCCGCAGGAACGCCTCCTTCTGGCTGGCGGTCATCAGTTCCATGCTGAACTGGCGCACCTTCGCCGTCATCGCCTCGAACTGGCGCTGGGTGGACTCGCCAGTAAGGTTCGCAGTCATCTGGAACTGCTTGAACGCCGCCTCGGCTTCCCTGATGTCGGCCTTGATCTTGGCGGCGGTGCGGACGCCAAGACCTTCGGAAGCGATGCTGCCCGACTCCGCAAACAGGTTCCTGTGCCGCGCAAGCTGGGCGAGGGCGGAATCCGTCAGCCCAGCCTGTCTCTGGAGAGTGCGGAGCGAAGAGAGCATCTGCCGTTCGCGGGCGGCATAGCCCATCTGCGTGACAAGCCTCTCCACCTGATTTGCGGAGACGCCGCACCTATGTGCGAACTCGTTGATCTCGGCGATGGCGGGCTTGAACTGCGCCCCTACGGTGCTGGCGGCCGTACCCAGCTTCTTGAGCGCCATCGCGATCTGGGACAGCCCCCTGCTGGCGTCTCCCTTCGAGAAGGCGTTGCCGAAGATGTTCGACAGCTCCTCCGCGCTCTGGCGGGCGATGCCCTGCAGCCGCTTTATGTCCTTCTGGAATTCGGAATAGTCGCCCCGGATCGGTACGTAGAGGCCAGTCGCCATGTCTTAGCTCCGCTCTTTCATTTTCTTGGCTTCGTTGCGGACGACCACCGCCTCCACTGCCCGCACCTTCTTCCACAAGGCTGGAGAAGTGCTGAACCCGTAGTCGTCGGCTAGCGCCCGCAGCGCAACCCAGTCATATCCGACAAAGCCTCCCATCCCGCCAGTGCGGATCTGGGAGGCTCCGGCTTGGAGAAGCTCGACGGCTTCCCTGTTCCCATCCATCATGTCTGGACAGCGCCCCTCGCAGGACGCGCAGTCCAGCGTCTCGTTCCTCTGGCGGGCGGCTTTCAGGCAGGTGTCGCAAAATTCGGCGCCGTCGCCTGAAAGCCACTCCCAGAGGCTCTCTAGTTTTTTATTTCTTCCTCTATTCCATAGGTTTCCGCCGTCACTGCCTTGTTGAGTTCGAGAACGTCGGGGAAGGGAAGAGCGTTGAGAATCTCGTCGCTGAACCCGGCACGGTTGAGAGTCTCGAACAGAATCTCCCAGTCCTCGGTGCGCGGCTTGGACGCGAGTTCGCGCACGTCCTTGCCGACGAGAGGCTTGACGGTGAATTTCTTGCCGGAAAGAGAAAGGGTAACTTCGCGCATAATTGTCCTCCTTTGCGCTTTAATATTCCTCGACGTCGTTGACGAGAGTGACCTTCACGACAGTGTCTTCGGTCGCGTCGTTGAAGTACGCGATGAAGGGATACTGCGTGCGGATGCCAGTCGGGCCTTCAACGGTCGGGCCTTGGAACTGCAGCTGCACTTCGGGGAAGAGGAAGGTCAGCTTGTTGTCGTCGTCGATGGCGAAGGAAAGCTCCAGAGCAAGCTCGTTGGAGTTCTGAGCCTTCGTCAACAGATCAAGAGACGTGAACAGGCAGGTCACGTTGCCTGTGGCGGACATGATGCCTTCGGGGAGGTCGTACAGTTCGCCAGCAGAGCCTAAGGTTCTGGTGTCTGTGTCGAGACCGTTGTCAAAAGTGATGTCAAAGCCCGTGCAGACGGCAAATTCCGTCAGGCTGGTCGGATCGCCAGTGCCAGCGTCGGCGGCCGCCACCTTCCACTTCAGCTTGGCTTGGAAGTTGCTCAAACGCTTCAGGACAATGGTCTCGGCGGCGGAGTTGGAATCGTAGTTGGTCGTGCTGAATTCGGCCTTCTTGCCCACCATCGACAAAGTGGCGGTCAGTTCCTCGTCGCCGCCAGCGGTGAACTGAAGGGACGAGATCTTGCTGCCGGAAAAGAGGCCGTAGGTGGCTGGCGTAGTGCCGTAGGAACACTGGATGCCAGCGGACGGAGCCTCGTCGCCGGGAGTGAAGACGTGGGTGTAGACGCCGCTGGAACCCGTCGTGGTCGGGTCGCCAAACAAAAGCTTAAGCCAGTAGCCGAAGGCGCGAGTATCAACGGGAACGACGACGTCGCCCTGAGTTTCCACATTGCCGTCGAACGGCATATCGGGATCCCTGCGTCCGCGAAGGGTCTGAGCCGTATTTTTATTGCGGCTTGCAGTCATTCCAAATGAATTTATGGGTAAAATAACAGGAGCCTTCGTAGTCGGCGCGACGCCGAAAGAAGACTCGTAGTCGAGCATACAAGTAGTCTTGTAGCCGCGTGCGACTTTTTCAGGCATGTCATTACTCCTGTTCGAGATACCAGATGGTGTATTCCATTATCACGCGATAATGGTTGGTCTCTTTTATATACTGATCCCTGTCCTGAAGCAAGTGCGCTCCCCATACAGGGCCAGTTGAAGGCACGGCCTTCCTGACTGCCTTTGCGACAGCCTTGCATTCTTCATATGTTCTTCCGAGACAGTCAACCTGCATAACCACATGTTCAAGGCCGGAATAGCCGGAAAGAACATTGGCTGGCGTTCCGCTGATGCGCCAGCACACCACAATCGGCAGCTGGATCCCGTTCGGAACGCGCATCATGAACACCTTCTCGCCGACAATGTCGCGGAGACCTTCGTCCGCAAGAAGCGTGTCCAGAAAATCCTTCTCGAAATCTACGCCAGTTGTGGACATTCTAAAGCTCCATGCGTCCGAGGCCAGCCATCACCTCCTCCTTCGCCGGACGGAGGAAGGCGTGAGGCGGCACGAAGCCTATGGTGCGCCCGTCGGGGGTGACGAGATAGTGACCATATTCGACGAGATGACCGTGGGGGCGGTTGGCCCTCACGATCCATCCGCCGAGCGGGAACTTCGACTTCTTCACGTCGATGGCTGGACGCAGATGCTTATGCGGGAACCACTCGTCGGGCCAGAAGTCGAGGTTGCGCTTGACGTCCGTGGACTTGTTCGAGTCCTTGAATGCGGTAGACCGCTTCGCCGCGTTCGCGACCTTCTTGGCTATCGGCTCCAGCGCCTCGTCCACGGACGGGCCAAGCTGATCGATGATCGCCTTGATGTCGTTGAACGAAATCTCGATGTAGGAGCGGTTTCCCGTCTTTCTACGGCTGTACCGGGGCATTGTAGTCCACTCCTCCAGTATGGCCCTGCTGATCGTAGGAATTCAGGAAGCAGTACAAGAGCATGTACTGGCGCTTGTTGTCGGGCTGGATCGAGACGATGTTCCACAGCTTGCCGTCGGAGGTCTTCACGCGCCAAGTCAGCGACTCGACGTCCGAAGCGTACCTGCACCGCAGGCGGAACTGCACCTCGGAGATGTTCTGGTCGCCTTTGAACTTCTCGCGCCCGGTCACGCCCTCGATGGAACACCACGACTTGCGGACGTCCTCCCATTCCTCCAGAGGCCCGCCGAAAGCGTCGTGGCTGTTCACTAGCCTCTGATAAGTTATGCGGTTGCGGAACTGTCCGGTCTGGCCCATCAGAAGCCCCCATGAATGATGTAGGGATCAAGCAGAGCCATCGAGTAGTCGCGTCCCAATTCCGTAAATTTCAATCCCGTATTGAACATAGCATGCGATTCGCGCTGCTCGTACAGCGTCGAAACGCGGGTTTTAATCCATGTCACGACAGGATCCGGCACGCGGGAAGTGCCAGCGGTCACCGCAATCTCCAGCCTTCCTTCTTCGGGGAAGCCGTCCAGCGGCACAAAGACCGCCGGACGGCTGCGCTTGCGCTGGGAGGACGGCACCGCAAGCGCAAATGTCTCAGGCAGGACGTCTTCGCCGTCAACCTTGACCGAATCGACGGAAAGCACGGGAAGCACGGGCAGTTCCGCAGTCTCCGCAGGCAGGTCGGCAGACAGGACAACCGTTCTTGGAGCAAACGCCCGGTGGGTGATGTCCTCGGCCTCCTGAGTAACGCCACGGATCAGCTGCTCGATGAGAGCGTCTTCCTCGTCGTTGTCCACGCGGCTGAAGAGCTTCTGCTCCTCGACGCTGACAACCAGCTCCGGCGTTCCGGTTTCGGCGACGTCGAATTCCATCTATTCCTCCGCCTTCTTCTTCCGTTTCGGCTTGGTCTCGTCCTGAGGCTCTTCCTCGACCACTCCGCACTGGCGGGCAATCTCGGCAACCTCCTCTTCCTCGATGACGCTTCCGGCAGGATAGTCTACAGGGATGCATCCCATCCGCCAGAAGCGCCAAGCCTCTTTCAGCTTGGCGCTCATGGCTGACTACCCTAGCTGGCGGCGCACTTGAGGAACTTGACCGCCTCAGAGTTGGCGATCATCGTGCCAAGGCGCTTGGTGCTGTAGAAGCCGACGAACGGCTTATGGGTGTAGGGGTCGCGCAGCTGGCGGATGCCGATGCGGTCGAAAATCCAGAAGGCGGCCGCAAAGTCACCGAAGATGACGGGGAAAGCACCCGCGCCAGCGTCAGGCATATATTCGTTCGTGACGAACGGATAGCCGAAGATGGCGGCAGGCTGGCCCATCTGCATGGAAGGCTGCCAGATGTAGTTGTCCTCGCCGTCCTTCCACTTGCGGACAGTCGCAAGGGTCTTGGAGTTCATCATGAACTTGCCGCGGACACGGTGCGCGTTCTTGCAGGCGTAGATCAGGTCGATGAGGTTGTCCGCCGGGGAAGTGGCGGCAAAGTCGGCGGCAACGCCAGTGATGACGTGCTGAATCGTGCCGAAAGCGCGGGAGCCGTCGGCGGTGGCGGCGGTGGTGGCGGTGAGGAGGCCCACAGGCTGGTTGTAGGTCGCGCCAGTGCCGGAGAGGAAGGCGGTGCCTTCCTTGTCGGCGAAGGCTTCAGCCACGTCGCGGGTCAACTCGGCCTCGACGTCGAAGAAGAGGTCGTCCAGAGCTTTTTGCGTAACTTCCGGATATGCGTAAAGTTCGCCGAAAGTGGGGGTGAGCTGGGTGAAAGTGGGGGTGTCGGTGGCGGAACGGGTGGAAGTTTCGCCGACCCAGCCGGAAACCGTGCCGCCGAGATTAACGATCTTGCGGTAGTCTTCGGTGGAGCAGGAAATGACGCGGCAGACCTGACGCATGGGGCTGAGTTCAGTGACCAGCCTCATGATCTCGCGATCCTGCTCAATCGGGACGGCGTAGCCGCCCTGCGCGGCGGTGCCGACGTTGATGTACACCTTCTTTTCAGTCTGGATCTTGTCGGCGAAAGCTTCGATGTCGGCATCGTCGCCCTTTCTCACCCACTTCAGCCAAGCGGCCTTGTGTTCGGCGTTGAGGGACTTGCGCTCGTCCTCCTCGGAGGGCGCGGCAAGGCGGCCGGATCTCTTCTGAAGCTCTTCGATGGCGGCGGACAGCCTGCCAAGCTCTTCATTGGCGCGTTCGGTCTTTTCTTCAAGCTCGGAATGGGCCTTGTCGGCCTCGATGGCGGCAAGGCGCTCGTCGTTGGCCTTCTTGAATTCCTCGAAAGCCTTGCCCTGCAGCTCAATAAGCTGTTTCAGTTCTTCCATTGTCTACTCCTTGCCCTTCAGGGCAGAGATGTTGTGCCGAAGCATTTCGGCAAGTTCAACAGTGGATTCCTTCTCTTCAGCATCCCGCAGAGACAAGGACTTAAAACCCTTTGCCAGTATCTTTTTCGCCGCCTCGCGGCTAAACCCTGCATCCCGCAGGGCATGCTCCGCATCGCGGACGGTGAGATCCTCTGACTTGACTTCGCCGACGCGGGCTTCGCCGTTAGCCGGGAAGGTGACGAGAGAAAGCTCGACGAGATCTATGCCAGTGATGTGGCGGAGCGTCTCGCCATCTGCTTTTTCATCGTAGGAGTCCGTACAGTAAAACCCGATTGACATTCCGTCAATTGCAGGACGCGGCTGCATCTTCATGAGCGTGTACAGTTCGCGCCCGCGCTCCGTGTCGGCAAGAACGCCCTCGACATAAAGGCCGTGGTCGTCCTCCTCCATTTTCGTCCACACGCCAACAGGGGTCATGTCTTTTGCGGTCACGCCCCAGCCGCCGTGCTGAGACAGCATCGCGGGCCAGCGGCCGGAAGCCTTGAACTCCTCCAGCGACTTCGCGAAGGCTCCCTTTTCGATGACGTCGCCGTAGCTGTCGATATTTCCAAAGACGGCACCATAGCCGGAGAACGACATCTCATGCCCTTCTTCGGCAGCCTGAACGCTTTTTATCTCAAGTCGGCACTGCGACCTATTCATCTTCATCCGTATTCTCCTTGGAAGGCGATTCTTCCTCCTCCTGCGGCTCCGGCTGCATCCCCGGCTCAATCATGTTGAGCGGGACGCGGTGTTCATCGCCGCCTTCGTATGGATTCATGTCCTCCAATTCGCGAATTTCGTTCGGCGAAAGTGCGCCGACGTTGTAGAGCGTGGAATAGAAGCTGGCCCTGTCCTTTGAAGCACCGCGAAGAAGCGCGTTGATGTTGAACTTGAAATAGTACCCCTGTCCGCGCTCCTTCTTCGTCAGAAGCCATTTATTGGCGCTCTTTTCAAGGCATGAATACCACGGGCCTAGAGTATATACAACATGCTGTATGCTTTTCTGCTCAACAGACGCGAACGTAGCCGCCTTGTCTGCATAGCCAATCATGACGGGATCAACGCCAAATGCGCGGCAGATCTCTTCGACTTGAAACTTTCTGCTCTGGTCGTACTGGGAAACGTCGTTCGTGGCCTGAATGGGCTGGAACTTCATGTCCGCGCCGAGAACGGCGATCTTCCCGCTCTCCGCCGCTCCGCCGAAGGTGGCCTGCCACGTCTCCCTAAGAGACTTGCGCTGGCCCTCGTCCAGCCTCTGGGCGACCGTCAGGACGCCGCCGATCCTGCTCCCGTTCTTGAAGGATGTGTTTCCGTGACTGTCCAGAGCAAGCGCCAGCCCGATAGCGTCCCGCGCCATCTGGACGGCTGACAGGCCGCGAACCCCGTCCCACGCCAGCCACCTTATGTGCCACATGGAGTCGGCTGGAACGGTGATCCAGCGTTTGTCCTGAGTCAGGATGCTGTACCTTACCTCCCAGCCGTCGCGCTCGATGCTGACGGTTCCGGGCGGGTAGGGCAGCAGTTCCAGCACCCGCCCGTCTGTTGCGCGGTTGATCCAGACAAAAGCATTGCCCGTCAGGCATAAATGCATCATGACGGTGTGCCAGAATTCAAAAGAAGTCTGAAATTCGGACGGAGAGGCATACAGAAGGTCGTACAGGGGGTGATCCAGCGCCTCGTTCCTGATGTCGCGCTTCTGGCGGAAAAGACGGAACGGCACTTGGGCAATTCCGTTCGCCAGAAGACGGACGCATGCCAGCACGGTGGTGCATTCAAGCGACGTCATCGGCGTCACGGGGACGCCGGAGGCGGAAGAAGACGAGCCTGCCCACAGCGACGGGAAATCGTCGTATTTCAGGCTTTTTTCTTCGTTTTTCGGCTTTTTTCGGAAAAAATCGAACATTTTCACCACACTTCAGCGAAGAATTCGGCCTTTTCAGGCTCTCCTCCGACTGCGCCGTTGATTGCCATAGCAAGGGCCACAATGCCGTCTATGCGCCCTGTTGACTTGATCTTGTCAAATTTGCGGTTCCCAGAAGGATCCTGCTGAACTCTTACATTGCTGGCGCACATTGTCAACACTGGATGCATTCCGTGGCGCATTTTTCCTTCAGAAAGTGCATCTTCTATGGCTTCAACGGCAGGATTCATGTCTTGATAGCCCTGTCCATGCATGATCATGCGAAGACCGTCGGGATAAGGCTCCTCTCTTCCGTCAATCCAGCACTCCACGCCAATCTCCCGAAGCTCTCTCAGCATGTCTTCAATGCGCCATCGGTCGAACTTCAGTCCTGCAATGTGCATTTTCGACATCAGCTTCTTGATTTCGTGCGCCACGAATGCGTAGTCGATGGTTCGCCCCGGCGTCGTATGCAGGAAGCCCTGCCTCGCCCACAGGTCATATGGCGTCCTGTCGCGGTCGGCCCGCATGGCAAGGTCTTCGGCTGGTGTCCAGAAGTGCGGAAGCACATGCCAGACGCCGTCGCCGTCCTTGCAGACCAGCACCAGCGCCGTGAGGTCGTTCTTCGCGGACAGGTCGAGGCCAGCGTACACGGGAAGATCCTCGAAGAGGCTCTCGTCCGGTTCTCCGCCGTTCGCCTTCCAGACGCTCGGCGTGATGAAGTGGGCCGCGCCGTCAACCCGCTGATTTAAATAGAGATTCCGGAAGGCCGCTTCCGCCGACGGCATCTTCTTGGCGCGAATTGCCGTCTCGCGAATCTCGTCCAGACTGCGGAAATCCCCCAACGCGGGGTTGGCTTTGTACCAGTTCGCCTCGTCCCAAGGATCATCGGTCATCGGCACCTCGTAGATGAAGGCTTTCGTCTTGGGATCCTTGATCTCGCCGCTATTGACCTTCTTGCCGTAGTCGATGAGTTCGCTGAGAAGCGCCATGTCAGAGGCGGCCTGAGTCGAAATGACCCACACCAGAGGCTCTTCATGTGCGCCCCGCGAAGTCATCATAACATCATAGAGTTCACGGTCGGCACCAAACTGCGCCAGCTCGTCGAAGACGATGAAGCTGGAACTGCGGCCGTGCTTGCCGTGCGTTTCCGCCGACAATGCCTGATATTCAGAGCCGGATATTGGGTCAAAAATCTTCTTCCTCGACTCAACTATGTTCAAACGGTGGCTAAGTTCCTCATCCTGATAGCACATCGCCGCCATATACTTGAAAATGATGCCCGCCTGCTCCCTGTCATACGCCACGGAATACAGCTGCCCGTTCCTGATGGCCTCAGGCCCGCAGAGGTGCGCCAAGCAGAGTCCAGCGACGACGGCGGTGTTGTGCGTCGGGATCATCGTCTTCCCGCACAGGAAGAGCGAATTCGGGCTGTCCACCTGAATGCACTTCGTGGGGACGGACGGCACTTCCTTGATGGAAACTATTTGGACGGTTCGGCTTCGCGGAGAGCATGTAGTCAGTTTTTGACGTTCAGCCTTTCGCTCCAACCTAAATACAGGGAAGCGATCTCGGTTGACGCAGAACTGAATGACATACACTTCAGTATCAATCCGCTTCCCGTTGCACCAAGGTATTTTTGTTTTTACATGATACTTGATGCCTAGGGATGCAAGAAGCTCGGAAACGCCGTCGCGAAGAGCTGGTAGTTTTGTGCAAAACTCCTGTGAATCGCCTCTCTTGCTGGCATATCCATCCGTATCCATCAACCCTTGAAGCAGTGCAAGTCTCTGTTCGAAAGACGCTCTGAGATATTCTTGCGGAATATGCTTATTTCCAAATACGCCAATCGAGCGAAGACGCTTTGTAAAGCAGTCTTTCGTTTTATTGTGTTCTCTAATGCCGTCGGATATGGATATTTCATACGATGTCTTTTTCTTGCTCACGACAAACGGCAAATCGAAATCAAGAATCTGACACGAAAAATGATCTACATCCTCTTCGCCAGAGTAAATTACATTCCCATTTGTCTTGCCATCGCCAAGCCATGCGCCAAGTAGATACGGGTCGATCGGCAAGTCACGCTTTTGTCCGCATATCGGTTCAGGCATGGCTATTGAATGGTTAGTGTCATTCCGCTTGCCGTACCGCTGAGTTCTGAAAAGCTCCCGCACGTCGCGCACCGCAGTCTTCGGTGCTTTAGACGTATTATAGCCGATGCCCGGACGAGCCACTCTCGCCGTTGTCAGCCACCTGTGGTCGCCGTCGCAGACTATCTTCTCGCCATTGGAGAACTCGACCTCGTAGCAGTCGATACGGTGTATCTCGCTGGTGAAGGTCACATGGCACTCATGCCCCTGCTCGTCGTACAGCACGTCTCCCGGCTGCACATCGCCCATCGTCGTCCAGCCAGACGGCGTCGGCAAAGGCGTATCAAGTGCCAGCCCTTTGCCATTCTTGCGTGCAAGGGTGAAGATGGCCTGCCTGCACAGGCGCTTTCCGCGCTCGTCCACCGGGTCGTAGACTTGCCTGATGGCGTCCTTCTGCCAGTCTCTCAGCCTGATAGGCTGACCGACGAGCATGCCGTCGGGGGCGCGGAGAGTTTCAATGAACGCGATGACGCGGTCGCCACGGGTCACTGCACAGTCTCCGGCGTCTCGGCGCCAAACATGAGGCCAGCGCGGGCGCTTGCCGTCTCGCTGGGACGCTTGCCCGCCACGGCGGCCTTGCTGTTCTTCTCGCGGGAATTGACGCTGAGACGGAGCTTCACCGCCAGCATGCCGAGCGCCGCCGTGGACGCTACCAGAACGTCGCACCACGGGTTCTTTTTCACGCTTCCGGTGTTCGTCTCGATGACCTCGCCTTCGGCAAGAAGCCTCGCCTGCGCCCGCTCATGGCGATCCCACTCGGCACAGTAGGCGTGGAGCAGGGGCCAGTCGCCAGCAAGGAAGTAGTCTTCCGGGTACTGCGCCACAATCGACTTCCACAATTCCTGCCCAAGCAGGCCCAAGGTGGCGGGAGGAACGCGGTTCGGGCGCTCCTTCGGCGTTTGAGCCGACATCTTCTGGGCAAGCTCGGGCTTCCGTCCTCTTAAGCCCATCACTTAACCTCCATAGCATTCCAAGGGTGAAGCGGGTCAACGGGCATGCCGTCCGTGTTGCACCCGCCGACGTATCCGCCATGCTCCTGACGCTGCTTGTGGGAGTCGTGGCAATGCTTGCACAAAGCCTGCCAGTTCGCCATATCCCAGAACAGCTTCCAGTCGCCACGGTGGGGGACGATGTGGTCAACCACGGCGTCGGCTCCGCGAAGGGGCTTCCCGCACATGGCGCAGAAGGGATGCTCCAGCAGGAAGCTGGCTCTGGCTGCCCGCCATGCGGGGCCGTACATGCTGTGGTGCTGACCCATTTTCATCCCCTATTCGATTTTTTGAACAAGTCTCAACTCGTCTATGCACACTTCGGGGTTTTTGTCAATGCGTAAACCCGCATTTTTTCCCGGAAATTGCGTTCTGAGG